CAACTATAGGAGCCGCCATAACTATAGGCGTTCGCATAAACGCCATATGCGCCGCTATATGTGCATCATGATTCTGATCCATAAACGCTTGCAGCGTCATGCCGCTTAAAGAATTACGATTCTCTTCAGCGGGGTCAGTGGGAGCAGGAACTGGCGGAGGCGGCAATACAACATCAACTTCTTTTACTCCTAATGCATCATACATGCGATGATATGCTTCATACAGGTTGTGCATATCAGGAGCAGCTTGCGCAAGTTGTAGTTGCATCTGAGCAAGCATAATGCGCTGACTGCTACTAAAGATATTAGGATCACTAACCGGAATAATATCTACACGATTGTCAAAATCAGTCAGCTTTATATTTTGCTGCCCACCGACAACATCGTACGGATATTCTTCAGGCAGATATTCGGAAAAAACTTTTGATAAAAGTCTAAATTCTAGACGCTGTGCATAGTGCAATCGCTTATGTATTCCCGACATAACCTTGGTGCCGCGCTCAAGCAGCGCCATTGTTGTACCAACGGGCATTTCACGCGTAAGGCCAGATTCAGCAATGGGTAAATCAGCAATTGCGCTGAATCGTCTACCCGATTCAATAATTAAACCGAGAAGCTGAAAAAGCGTCGCACTTGGTTCTTTATATGGCAAAGGTAGCAAAGAATCGCGCAGATTCCCACCAGGACTATCCACATCACGAAACTCACCAGGAGAAAGAGGCTCATCATCGTCACGTATGCGGATACCTCGAGCTTTAAAACCAGCCGGGAGATTTGCCAACGTACCCGCATCGATCAACTGCCTTAAAACACTAGTTGCGGAACGACTTAACCCTCCGATCATATGAATTAAGCCAAAGCCGTAGAATCCTAATCCAGGAAGAAATTTATAATGAACAAAGTATTGTTTTTTACTGCGTAAAGAATCATCCTGGTTCCAGTTGCGTCGGATAGCCAGTACGCTTTGTGAACCTTCATCTACGGTCACAATATAAGGGAGCTTTACGCCCGTCTGTTCTCCATCTTCAGAAGCATCCTCAAACCCAACTAGGTCTAGTTCTACATGAAATTCCAATAACAAATATTCTTTATTATTCGGAGTAGGATCTTCTCCCTGAAGCTCGTCCAACTTAGACTGAACATCACTCGTTATCTCACCAGAACTTCCGGTAAGCTTAACGTCACGATAGAATCCGTTTACCTGTAGCTTACGCAAATCATTAGTTTGCATATGAACAATATGCGTAATACGTTCAGCGCTCATTAAATCAGTAGCCGTATACGGAATTATTAAATCTTCCGAAGTTACAAACTTACTGACAGCGCGCTGTAGCGTTTCGTCGTAGTATACTTTCTTAAATGCCGAACCAGATAAAGGAAGATAAAAAAGCAGTTGATCCATGTCCGGATCATACTCCTCCATCACTTCTGTAATCTGATAATTCATAAAAGATTTAACACGCTGAGACTGGTCTTCTTTATCAGCCGTGATTGCGCCAACAATCTGAGTGCGTACGGGGCCTCCTGAAGGTAAAAGCTCCTTATACGCTTGTGCTTGAAACTGCGTAACGCTCTCCGCCAACAACGGATGTGTTATGCCAGTAGCCCCACGAAACGGCTGTTCGCGTTCCTCGTACTTAAATCCTAAAAGATCTAATCCAGATATATAGGTCTGTTCCCATTCTTTGCGGCTGTTTTTATCGTCCAAATATCCCGAAATTAATTCACCAGACAAACCGCCCAGGTCAGAATCACTAAGTTGCTCGGCTAAGTTGGCATAAAAATCTGAAGACTGGTTCTGTGCTAATTGCGGCGCAAAATCAACAACCACGCCACCATCATCCTCCTCTATCAAGGAAACATCGTCTTCAACTACTTGATCATCAGGAATATCAATCAAAAGCTCTTGAGAATCTGAATCCATCCCCGGAAAAATTTCAGGCATTCCCGTGATTTTACGATCAACCGCCATTAATAATATTCCCTATCTCGTACATATGTGTTCCTAGGCATTATATCAAGATCGTCAGGGTGCGCTATAAAGCCGCCTTGGCGAAACCGCAATAACGCCTGAACAGTACTGTCAACAAGATCGTCATGATCTCCAAAAGGAAATGCTGCGCATTCTTCTATTAATTCGTCGGCAAAACTTTTTTCCGGTGCCCACACCATACCGGATTCTACAATAGGCGCAACCGCATTTACCCGAGTAACTTTATCATTACCGCGCGTAGGCGTGTAATTAACTACCGGAATTCCCATTTGTCGCAATTCGTACGTCAACGGTAAACCACTGGCCTTGGCTTCAATAACGATATTATCAGGCTTCCAATGTTCAAATTGGTCATAAGCTACACGCTTTAATTCAGGAAATTCCCATCGACCTTTTAAACTATCCAATAAAATGATGTTTTGTGCGAGCCCTTCCTCCGGACTAAACACGCCCCACGTAGTTATGGCGCTATAATCGGCAGTCTCTTTTTTACTGTAAGCCGTATCGTAGCTTTGAATAATATAGTCTAGTCCAGGAACACTCTTTTGTGTCCAACGCTTCCACCACTCACGCTTTATCAAACTGCCTTCCTCAGCAGTTGGGTTCTGCATCCATTGAGCATTCCATTTACTAACGCTCAAACTGGCCTTAATACCATGCAACTCCTTTACATTCCAGTATTCAGGCCAAACGGAATTTTCATCAGGCATGATTGCGGGAAACTCAATCACTTCCCACTGGTCAGACATAGAATCGTTTGCCTGTGCCTTGATTAACTGCCCCGTTAAATCTTTTACAGACCAACGAGTCATAACCAAAATGATGGCTCCTCCAGGCTGCAAGCGTTGGCGCGGCCCAGAAGTAAACCATTCATAGGCGTTTTCCATTGCAGTAGGGCTTAATGCATCCTGCTCACTATGGGGGTCGTCAATAATCAATAAATCCGCACCACGGCCTGTAATGGCACCACCTACACCCGCCGCATAATACTCGCCGCCCTTATTGGTCTCCCATCTACCAGCGGCTTTAGTATCGGCCCGTAATTTAGTGTTCGGAAATACAGACCCGTATTCTGAACTATCTACAAGATTACGCATCTTGCGGCCAAAACGCACGGCCAACTCACCAGTATGAGTGGTTTGAATAATCTTTAAATCTGGTTTTTGGCCAATCAGCCAAGCAGGAAACAAATAACTGGCAAATTCACTCTTAGTATGGCGCGGCGGCATATTGATAATCAACCGCTTTAATTCACCAGTGGCAACCTGCTCAAACTTCTTAGCAATTACACGGTGATGCCGACCCTCAATAAATTCGGGCCAAACCAGTTTTACAAAATCTAAAAAGTGGTCTGAACACTTTTCCTTATCGTCTAAGGACTTTAAACGATCACCAAGTAAAAGATATTCATTAAGAACTTCCTTGGGAAGTTCTTCAGTCAGCATTACTGATTCTCTTCAGGAAAATGTGTTCGTCCTTTAGGAAATCCGCTTTCCCGCCGTTTCATTTCAGCAGCTTTCTGCAAGTAAATTATTCCATTTATAATATCGGGCTTGGTTAAGGCTTCGTCTAAAGAAATAGGAAAGTTTTGCTCCTTCCAATACCACTCCGCATTTTCAACCTGTTTCGGATCGTCGTGGTCAAGATGAAAAGCGTATTCTAATAGTCTTGTCCAAACTTCCTCGTTATGATATTTGCCTAAAAGAGGAAATCCTCCCGATTCATCTAAAGATACGTCCTCAAGAGCCGCATTTAATTGAGGCATTCTAAAATCAGGGTTTTGCTCAAGTATTGAGAAAGCTCTGTGCGTAGCTTCATGAAATATATTGGATTTTATACCGGAGGGTCCAACATTGGTGTTCACCCACATCCAATCTCCTTCTTTCTCAACTAAGTGCCGTCTGCTCGGCTCTACTTCTCCCAAAAACTTTGAATAGTTTTCAGGATTTCGTACGAACTCTTCAGGATCTAATGGTCTCGGGCCATACGTGCCCGCCACGTTCCATCCTGAAGAGCTTGTCAGTTGGCGAGGGTCAAGGCCAAGTTCAACCAAAGGATATTGCCCTCTGCTCTCTTTTAACACTTCTCGCATCGCTCTACTTATTTCCGTAGTCCCTCCAGGTGCCGCAGGAAGCCATGCATCAGTAACTCCCGCTTGCTGACGCTCTTGTTCAGTAGACTGCTCTAAACCGGTTCCAAACGCTGCGGACGTTTGATGTGCTCGTACAAAATCCCGAGCCTCTGGAGTATCTATTTCTCCAGATTGAACCGCGTTAATATATTCGCTTACCGTGGGTCCCCACAATAAATCGGATCCAGTACTCGCAGCGCGCTCAGCTTCTTTTGTCTCTAGCGCCGTAGGC